GAAGCACCGCGAGCGTCAACGAGTGTATTCGTTAGCTGTAAATCATCAGACCTAATTTGCGCGATCAAGTCAAGAGACTCAATCGTAAAGGACTTGGTGCTTAAATCGGTGCGTCGTGCGCTCATACTCTAGCTAAACACCTAGAACCCTTGACGCTTCAAAGCCTCACGAATCCCGCGATTCCTAGCCCGCCAGTAACGCTCAATTCGTCCCAAAGAACCGCCCATCTTGCGACCACCAAACACACCGCGCCGAATCATGCGGCTTGTACCCGTTGGAGATAGCTGGTACTTGGCATAAGGAGCCGTAGACCCCAGATACCAATTCCCAGGAGTGCGTTCCGTCAGATAAATCGATCTTCGAAGCCGTCCAGTCTGGGTATTGATCGGGTTTGGCGCCAGCCTAGCACGTCCGCGTCTATCCCCCCTCTGCCCGCGCCCGGCACTTCCAGCCGATCCACCCCGACCGTATGGGTGGCCCATCTTGCGGAGCGCATCCGTCTTAACTGAACCGCTCATCTCCTTGTGCAAGTCGCGCCGTGCCTGCTGAACGCTCTTTAAAACAAGCTCCCGGTGAGTCCCGTTCATCTTGGCAAAAGCCTTGATATGAGCCTGGAAAAGCGAAGCAGAAGAAAGGTGCTTCCTAGCCACGCGCCCTCTGCACCACGAAACTTACGACCATCTCAACAACCGTTCGCCGTTGACCCGAACCGTCCATCTCCCCGGTAATCTCGTCAAGCCCGACCTCTTCCACGAGCGGCATCATCCCCATAGTGCCAAACGTCGCGTTGGTTTCAATCGCAAAGCAAAGCGCATCAACCTGATCAAATACAAGATCAATCGGTCGCTGGGTACTCGCAGTGATCGCAAACTCCCCGCGAACGGTGACGGTGAAAATTCCTGCTGGTTTTCTACCCGTCCCATACTCGCTGTTCCTATCCGTGGTGATCCGCTGTGGAGCAATGATCGCGTGTGGAATGTTGATCTCGAGTCCAGGCGAACCCATGTACACGTTCGCTTCGCTCAGCCCCCACTCAGCAACAACCGCATCGTGCAGCTCATCCAAAATCGGCCTGTAATGATCAGAAAATGCCATCTTATAAAATCTCCGAGAGAATCACGTTGCAATTTGAAGCGATTGGGACAACGTTGAAAGTGAAAGGTGGGCGCATAATCCGAAATGAGCGCGAACTAAACTCCACCACCCCGCCCATAACGTAGAGCGAAGCAGACGCCGGAGTGGTCAGGAGCAGGAACGGACGATCAATATCCACCCCCGTAAGTTCGTAAGCCGCAGTCGTTGTCATGGGCGTTATCTGCACCGTGTCCGCAGTCCCAGCCGAGAACGTTTGACCGCCATGCCCTTCCCCACCCACGATAGAGTTGGAGACTGGCAACTTGACCGTCACCGCCAAACTCAGAATCATAGAATCACCATGCGCTTGTACTTGGCAACCACAGCGTTGAATCGCTCCTCAGCGGCTCTTGCTTTGCCACCCAGCCCTTCAACAAGCTCCGAGCCTGACGCGCCGTAGGTTAGCTCAACCGGACCTTGTTTGACCTTCTCGTAATTGCCACCAGCCGCGTTTGCCTGATAGTTGTAGATCGTAACCGCCGCCTTCAGCAGGATCGCCTCAAACACGTCCTCAGGAATCGTCGTGCTGTATCCCTTGCGACCAGTCACGCTGAAATCCTTGATCCCAAACGAGCGAGGACCACGGAAGCGCACCATGTCATAAGGTCCAGCTTCAGGGAGCAAGAAGTAATCCTGGTCTACCACCAATTCAGTACCCGCATCGCTCGGAGTAACGTTTGCTTTTAATGAAGTCAGCGTGAAATACGTCGTTGGCAAATAAAGCGCATCACCGCTCTCATGGGCTGAACTAAAGATCGTGGTGCTTGCGTTCGCGTCTGCCTTGAAAGGCTTGATCCCGGTGAGCCTCTCGAAATCTTCAACCGCCGAATCGAGCATGGATTGGTAGCCGCTGGAAATCACCGTCGGCAAAGTAGGTGAGCCGAGGTATCCAGTGAGTTCGGAGGTCGTAGGGTAGTTTGCTCGCGGCATATAAAACTAAACACCCCCCTATCGCTAGGGAGGTGCTTTTGATCCTGCTATTGCCGCAATTAAGCGACGTAGACAGAAGCCGCAACAGTTGCTGTTGGGTGAGTTGGAGCGCTAAGCCGACCATCTCCAGCAAATGCAGTCACAGCGTCAAGTACGACGTTGGCAACGGTTCGAGCCGAGACAAGCCGCACGTATCGGTACGGCGACGCCGGACGCGCAACACCAATGAGCGCGATCTTGTTGGAGTTAGCCGAGCCAATAACGGTTGTGGTTGCACCCGTTAAAGCCGTCCAGCCAGTAGAGCCGTTTGCCGATCCTTCCACAGTGAAGATCACCTGACCGGAGCCAGTGATCGCGCCAATGTGAGCAGAAAAGACCACGGACGCGAAGTCCAGAAGGTCAACAGCCGCAGAGTTTACACTGGTAGTACCAGCCGCAAGAGTGAACGTGGTAGCCGCTGTACCATCAGGAGCAACACGTTCGATTCGATAGTTAGATGTTAGGTTCATTGTTTTTCCTTAGATGCATCGGAGCGTTCTGAACGCCGCTGGTTGTGCCGGTGCGCCGCCGATTCGGTAGCGCAAAGTAAATAAGGTTCGGTTGGAAGTGTAGTTCACTTCTTGCTGAACCTTAATGGTCATCACACCGCGTCGAGCAAGCACGTATTGGGACAGATCACCGAAGATCACAGGCAACGCGCCATCAGCCAAGTTCGGCATGTGCGCGGAGTAAGCAATCGGGTAACCGTTCAAAGTGTCAGGCTGAGCATCAGTGATACCGTTGTTGACACCGCCACGCCGGAAGATCGGCTGACCGTCTGAACCTTGCAGAGTGATCGCAGCCTTTCCAGCCGATTGTCGGTTCATAACAAAAGTACCGTTGGATGCGTATTGCTCAGGAAGCTCCATTGTGACTCCCACCAGGTCTTGCCAGGAGAAGGAGTCGTTGACAGTTGTGGCAACGTTGGTGATACCGTTAGCGAAGCCAGTTGCAGAAGCAGTGACCAAGCCAAGCGGCCCGAGGTTTCCACCGAGACCGTTTGCAATCAAGCCATCAATGTTCACAGCCGCCATTTCCATCAAGTTCGTGGTGATCCAAGAACCGAAGTTCACTGTATCTTCCAAGAAGTCGTTGGTAACAGGCAAAGTCGCCATATACGTGTGAATGTTGATCACAGTCTCACCGAATACCGGCTCAGGGTTCACGTTTGCCGCAGTAGCTGAGGCAGGTTGCTCACCCGTGAGGATCGGACGCATACCGGAGGTATACAGATCGTCGGCGGTGTACCGGATCGTCGGGTACTTGATCTGGTTGCTTGCGGCTTGGAAGTTGGTCACCAAGTTCTGCAACCGGTACGGAGCCACCTTTCGCTGGATCGGGTCAGTCATAAACTGAGGAGGAACGAAGAATCCACCTTCAGTATCAACCATTTCGTTGACGACCTTAAGAGTCTGGGTATCGCTTGGCTTACCCTTGGTCATGAAGAAGTCAACAAATGCCTTGACGTGTTCGTCAGTACCATAGATTCGAGCTTGCTTCTCGGTCATCTCTGGACGGTCGTCAAAGGTCAAACCCTTGCTCGAAAGAACAGCAGATTCAGCCTTTGCAGTGGTATCAAGAGCATTGACGCCCTTACCAGCCGCCAGGTCAGCCTGTGCCTTTTCAGCCGCAACGGCAGCTTCCATTTGAGCCTTGAGGGAAGTCAGTTCGTCGGTCATAGCCTTCAGTGCGGTCACTTCTTCCGAGGAAGCCGTGCCAGCCTGAGCCTTCACAATGATTGGCTCCATTTTGGAGCGCAGTTCAGTTTCTTTTTGAGTGAAATTCATAGCGTTACGAAAGTGCAAGGACAGCCTCAGCGACAGCCGCAAGTGCTAATTGAGCATCAGCGTCAGGTGCTTCGGGTTCTTGCTTTTGGTCGTTGTCCGCAATAAAGCCGTCAATCTCTTCACGCATCTGCTTGAGCAGCTCAAGATTCTCAGGAGAGAACACACCGCCCTTGGATTTGCGAAGTTCAGCGACTTCTTTGGATCTGGTAACAAGTTTCGACACGGCCTCACGAACCGAACCGAGTTCATCAGCAAACGGCGCTCCAGACGCCTTAACTGAAACTGTGGACGTGGCAGGGTTGGAACCACGCAAAACCGGGGACACTTCGACCAAATCAGTCGCAGTCACCCAGTAATCTTCACCCTCTATTTCGCGCCCCTTCTCGTAATAGCCGACAGACCACTCATCAAGGACGCCGTCGCGGATCAGCGCGAAAGTCTCCTTTGCCTTCTGGACATCCATCGAGAATTGGCACTTCACAAAAAGACCGCCAAACTCACGAATAGATTCAGGCAGGGAAGGATCACCAGCAGGAATCTCCCTAGCTTCAATGACCTTGCCAACGAGTTCGCTCCAGTTGTGGAAATAGGCAACCTTGGGCATCTTCCGTGCGATACTTTCGCCGTAGCAACCGTAGCGCATCCGCTCTCCGTGGCTATCCTTCAGGTTGTAGACCGAGACGAACGCTTCAACCATGCCCTCATCGGAGGCAGATTTAAGCACGGTCAAACAGTTCTTTCGCACGAGGCTTTCGCTCATGCCTAGACTAAACACCTAGTCATCAAATGGATCAAAACCGAGCTTCCCGTCCGAGCGCACAATGCGGCACTGGCAGTTGTGGCGGCAATCCGTCGAGCAATCGCCTGGAAAAGAAGGAAGCTCACCAGGGAGCCACGGGTTCAGGGATTCGTACTCTATGCAGTCCTGGCACGATTCCAGCGCAGAGCGATCCCATTCAAATTCAACGTCTAGCCCCTGCTCTTCAGTCCCAAGCACAAATGCCTCGTTGGCAGTCCCGCGAACCCGCGTACCATAAGCCCGCGCCCGTTCCTTGAGCAAGCCATCAGCCCATTCTTCCCCGTCAAAATAGCGACCGGACACAAAATCATCGCGCCAATTCGCAATGAAAAAGGAATCAAAGTCAGCCGCGACCCGCCCCGCTTGCTGATCGGCTGAGTTGAAAGCGTCGGTCATCCCCGAACGCTTCCGGCCAATAAACCAAGCCTTAGAGTGAGCGTCTTCGATCAAAAGGTACGCATCGTCTGCGAACTGCTGAGGATCAATGGCACCAGACTTCACTTGCTCAACAAGACCCATAAGATCGCCCTTTAATGCCCGGTAAATCTGGGTCAAGGTCTCCTCAACATCAAAACCGCTGGGTAATGCCTTGTCTACATTGTCACGGTACGCCTTGGAGCGCGGTCTATGCCCAAGCGTGGTAATAAGCACCGCCTGGTCGGGAGGCAATCCACCGTCCATCCGAATCTCACACATCAGATCGCCCTTGCTTCTTTGCCAGACTCTCCGCAAGCCGAGCCTTTGCAAGAGTCAGACTGGCCGCAGAACTCAAATCCTGGTAAAACCCGTCCACAGGAGCAGGTTCAAAGTCGAGCGCAGTTCTTGCTTCGTTCAGCATGACCAATCCACCCTGGTACAAAAGCGTGTACCTGGCTTCCAATTCTGCACGGTCAAGTTGTAACGCCTCAACACCACGCCTATCATAGCCCAAATAGAGCGCAGAATCGTCAGTAAAAATACGTAAAAACTGGTCAGTAAATTGACTTGCGATAATGTCAGTCACCGGAATGAGGAACTGGTTCCAAGCAAGCCGGATCATCTGGGTCAAATTGTTGTAGGTGCTTGTTTCCTGACCCGATGCGAGCTGCAACACAGCAGGAGGAACGCCAAAAGCCGCACAGATTCGTTGCTCTGGGATGTTGCGAACCTTTTCGAGGATCATGTCCTTCGGATTGGATCTGATCTCCTGAATCTTGAGCTTCGTGCTTGATACCAGCGTCTTGCCCCGATTGCTTCCAGTCGTTGCGCTTTTCCAAGCCGCTGTGATTGCCTTGACCGCATCCTCGTCAAAGTTTGCGGACTCATCATCGCTGGAAATGATGGAGCCAACGACACCGAAGTTTGAAAGCACAGCGCGGAGATACTCGCTTGCCTCCTGGTCAGTCAACACCTCACGGAGACAAGCCTTGAGTGGTGAGTACCCGCGTCTGGAATCTTCTGGGTCGATACCATAGCGCAGAATGATCAAATCCTGCTCGTCAAAATACGTCGTCTCGCCGCTTGGTGCTACATACTGAACCTTGCCACCCTGGAACGTGCAGTAATAATGGTACAGGTACTGAAGCCCTACCACGCGGTTCCTAGCATCGCGCACAGGGTAGAAAAATGCCGTGCCTTCGGTGATGAGGGACATCCACATCCCGAACATTGCGTTGCGGCTGGAGATACCTTGCACCGGAGCGGTGATTGCCTCAAGCACCAGCGGCAGTTTTACAATCTCGTCCTGGTCGGTCGCATCATCCTTCTTGAACACCGCAAGTGGAGCCGCCGAAGACTGAACCCATGCCCAGTTAATCAGCGACATCACCACGGAATTAAGGTGCAATGGCTCCTTCTGCGGGTCGAGCGAGCGCAAAACAGGAACCTGAAGCATACCGACGCTAGAGCGTGGCGCAGTAGACAGGAAGAACTGCTTAACCCGCTGGGATAGATTCATATCTAGGCTAAACACCTACACCGCTACCGAAATGCGTTTTTTGGCTGCCAGGTAGTTGAACCCACCAGCGAGCGTATCAACCTGGTCATCATGGCGACCACGCGGAAACGTCCGCAGCTCTTCAACGAATTCGGTATTCCAATGCGCTCGAGCAATGACGATATTTTCTCCCGCGATCTGAGACGCGACGGGTTCAGCCCGAACCTCTTTGCTTCCCGTTTCGCGTTCGTCGTAGACCGGATAGCCAGCGAGCATCCGCTTCATCGCGCTGATTTGAGCATCACCAGCAGAGCCAGGATCGTTTGGAAAGACCTGCCTTACCACCCGTCCATCCCTGCTCACGGTTTGCAGGATCACCTGGTCGCGCTCAAAGACGTTCCATCGGCCACGCACTACATCGGTCACATAGAACCGACCATCTCGGCACGGTCCTTCAATGAGCAAGCCGACGGTATAGTCCCCCTCAGGTGAGCTTGCCAAGTCCCAACGTCTTACCTTTGGTAGATTGATTGGCACCTCGTCATGGTTGCAGTAGACCAGACTTCCGACCTTAAAGAGCGTCCCTTCCCTTGGGCTTGGGTTGCCCTGGTACATCGCCTCAAATGAATACGGGTTCTGGAGCTTGCGTTCCTCTAATTGCTCCAATGTCACACGGTCAGGGCATAACGCCTCGCCAGGAGCGCGACCAAGAATATCGTTTTCAAGCGCGATCGCTGGGAGGTTTAGGAGCGTCCATCTGTGACTACCTGGAGCGTTCCGGATGCGTCCGTGCAATCCGTCCTGGTGCCATTCCGTGCCGATGAGTACCTGGTGCTTCATGTTCCGAGCGATCCAAACGTCCGTGAACCACTCCCAGAGCGAGTCCCTGGCATTCAGACTCTCAGCCTGGTCACGGTCTTTGATCGGGTCATCAAGTATCCCAATGTCTACCGGGAACGACGTGAACGCACCACCAACACCAGTAGCACGAACCTTTGAACCATCATCCAGTTCCCATTCCTGAACACTCTTGAGGTCGCCAGTAAACTCAGCCCCGGTACCTTCCATGATGCGCCGGATTGAGCGCGAGATGCGGAGGCTTGGCGTTTCCGAGTAGGACGCAATCCCGACGCGAGTTTCCTTGCGCTGGTTCAGCAGGAATGCCCCAAACCCGATAGATGCGACCTGAGTCTTGCCATGCTGCGGAGGGCAGGAGATCATCAGGTTCTCAATCTCACCATCAGCTAACGCCTGGAGATGCTCGATGATGAGCTTGGTATGCGGCCAGTCCCAGCGCAGGTTAGGCATCGCGTAAGGAAGAAAGCGCGATAAACTCCGGCGCCTAATCTCCGCTTGGATTTGCTGGAGCGATGGAGGCTTTAGCATTAAGTTTCTCGAACTGGATTAGTTCGTCGGTGGTCAGCTTAGAAAGGTCAAGCCCCGCGCCAGGAGTGGAGACTTCGAGCTTTGCCTTCTCAACCCACCCAAGCCGCACCTTGCACCAGAAGATTGTTGCACTCGGACACTCGCCTGATGTCGCCATCTTGAACAGAGTGCCTTTGACCTTTTCGTTCAGAACTGGCTCGGCTTCGTCTAACTCTGCACGGTAATACTTGTATAGAGTGTTGATGGAGATGCCGATCTCTTCGCATATCTCCGCGTGGGTTTGCCCACCAGACGCCCATGACGTGACGATCTGCCGCGTTTCTTCCGTGGGTTCGTGGGTTGGACGCCCTTTTATAGGTTTCATAAAATCAAAGGAGGAAGGGTGTTCAAGACCGGTGAAATTACATAAAACCGTGTCCGGAGTTCTCCTCCGGCTCTATTCCCAGTTATTCGTGAAAGTCTAGTCAGCGTCGATCGTGCCTTTGCTGGCAACGAAGACGACCCAATCAGAAGCCGCATCTGCAACCTTGCGGTAAAGCACATCAGCCTCTTCTCGGTCAGCGGCATCAAGGCCAGACGCGGAATATAGCTTGTCCCGTTGGCTCTTTGGAATCGTAAGCGCACGCTCTACAAAAGCGTGTGCCTGTGCCGGGACTGTGGAAAGTGCAAGCCGAGCCGTTGCGATCAATTGAGAAAAGTTGAACATCACCGCTCTAAACACCTAGCGAGAATGCGACGGGCTCTTTGCGATTCGGCTTGCCTTAAGTTCTCCCACGTCGGTTCGCAATTCCTTCACTTCGTGCGCGAGTTCTTCCACGCTTTGCGAGTTCCGATCTACCGAGCCTGAAAGCGTTTCAATAGTCTTGGTAAAAATCTTCTGGCTATCTTTGAGCATCATCACCACGGTTCGCACTAAGAAAACGCACGCGCCAATAATCGTGGCAAGGACTGCGACAATATCACCCTGAATTGGAGTCATCTTTTTGCCTTCTTAAACGCTGGGAGTAAGTTCGTCCAGAAGCGAATTCGTGCATCGCGTGAAATCAAATAAGCCTGATCCTGTGGGTTAGTGATAAACCCAAGCTCAACAAGTGTTGCAGGTGGTTTGAAATTCAGCACCGCAAGCCGTCCAACGTGGGTTTGGCTTTCGTGCTTAACTCCCCGGTTTGGCGCGTCAGGAACAACTCTGGCAAGTGCAGCCAGAACGGTTGTGGCGAGCAGCTTGTCCGCATCGTCCCGGTAGAAAGATTCAATGCCCCGAGCTTTAGTGCTTGCCGCCGCGTTGCAATGGAGGCTGATGAAGTGAGTACATCCTTCTTTGGTGGCCGCATCGTCTCGCCTACCAACCGAAGTAGAGTCCCGGTCATCATCGCGGGTAAGGTATGTTTCAATTCCGTTAAGAGCAAAAACCCATTTCCCGGTCAATGCCCACTGGAGCGCAATGTCTGCCTCAGATAGAAAGTTCGATACCGCGCCAGGATCATAGACCCCAGACCTTACGTTGGACATCCCGTGACCTGGGTCGATTGCGACTTTCATGCTTCTTCTAAACACCAAGAGCAAGTGCCAGTTCTTGTTTCACCGATTGACGCTCAGCTTCAGTCAGCCGCAGACTTTCAGATGCCTCTTCAAACGTTTGACCGCCCAAGACCAGATCCGCAACCTTGTGGGCTAATGATCCGCAAACCAATGGGACATCCATCTCCTCAGACGTCAAGTCCTCGATGAGCGAAAGTTCAGGAGCAGCGCGTCCGGCTTTTTGCTCATACCGAAACTCGTTGGATAGTCTCGAGTAATACGCGGAGTTCAGGCAAGCGAAAAAGTTGGTGCCTTCAATGTAAGTGATCGCATCCATCGCCTTTTGGAATGCGATCAGAGCGTGATAGTCTGCCTTGTCCCGGTCAAACCCCTTGGACATCAGATAAGCGCGGCCATTGACCAGGAGGCTCGAATCTAGCTCCAACATCATGCCGTAGCCTTTAGGTGACTGCCTGGAAATAGCAAGAGCAACAGCCGCCGGCGAAATGTCGCACTCAAGAACCGTCGTCAGTATCTGCCCGGTGGATTCAAAAGCCCACCGCTGATTATTGCGGTTCCAGATAAAGTCATGGTGAAACAGCGTGGAGCTAACTTTCACGATGCTCACCAGCATTCGGGAGCCGTGGAACTCGTTGCCAATGCAGATGAAGGAATGGCGCCCATCGGAAAAGACGCGCCTTGCCCTCACCTGCTTCTTCAGCATCCGGTCTTCTACGGAGCTTGAAACCAAACTCGCCAAAACTTCACTGGTTAATTGATTGATGTTCATTCGATCACCTGGAATATCTCGCTCGCAACGTCAACGAGTTCGCGCCCATTAAGCATCTTTTGCCCGGTCACCACCTCGTCTACCAACTCCATCACCTTGTCCTTGTTGGCGCGAACCCATGCCACCCCAGCATCGTGCGATTCACGGCAGGCGGCAAAGCATTCGCGGATCATGTCCCTCAGTCCCACCGTTTCGCCAGCAATCCGCGCTTCATGGTAAAGAAGGTCAAGATTGTTAGCGAACCGGGAGGCGTCAAATATCTGCAAATCGTGAGCAGGATCAAATTTCCCCCATTTGCGAGGCTTTTTGAAGGTTTCTTTGATGCGCGCTAGTTTATTCAGCGCCTTGTCATTGTCCGGCCAAAGCTGAACCTCTGACCATAGCGCGTCAAGAATCGCGTCTTTGTTCTCTTTAATATCCTTGTGATGTTCTTTTGCGACAGCTTTTGACCAGAGAGTGCCGTTCGCTCCGATCTTTAACTCCCCGCCCGATTCTCGCACCGCCTGGAAGATGGTGAACACGTCTTTCAAAAGATCACCTCGTCTAGTCCCTCGCTAGTCCCCCCACCGTTTTGAACCTGATGGGGGGGACTAGGGGGACTAGTGGGACTTTTCCCAGCCTCATGCGTATGGAAATGATTTGAAGAATTGAGAGAATTTTGGTTTTCTTCTCCTGTATGCGCGCCTGCGCGCGCGTTACTGGAAATCTCTATGTTAGTCCCCCTAGTCCCCCCCGCCTCTGTAAATTTGAACCTAGCAGACCCTTTTTCATGATTTGCTTTTTCTAACCTAGTCCCCCCATAGATCTTCCCAACCCTTGCGTTGAGCATCATTCCAAGCCGTTGCTTATTGGCCTCTGGAGTCTTGACCAGACCAAGTTCTGACAGGAAATCAGTCTCCGCAAGGTCGTCATAAATAATCGAAGTGGTAACCGGAACCAGATAATTCTCCAGACAGTGAGCAAACACCGCCGCCCAAATATCGCGCTCATCGTTCGCGCTTGATTGCAACTGCTCACGGTTGGATAGGAAGCCAGGAACGCCGTTCGCCGCCATGCAGCCACCGACAATCTTAGCCCACGATTCAAACGATCCCATCTTCTCCCGGCCTAGCGGACGCCCAGAACGTATCCAGACCTCAGCAATCTCCGTGAGCGCGGAAAGAATCCGCAAACGGTTCTCGGTGGCAAACTCCACAATGTCCGGAATCTTAAAGCCGTCCCGTTCTTCGGGATGCTCCATTTCCGAGTCTAGGCGAATATACACGGTTCGCCGAGCAATGTCCTGGGACATCTTGCAGTTGTTGCTGGTCGCAATCCAGACCGCCGCATTTGGCACGTCAACGTTGCTCGTCTGCCCAAGAATCCGGTCAGTCCAAGACGTCGTTGTGAGAACAGCCGCCAAGGACTCCGAATCGAGCTTATGCGCGATATTGTCGATAAACACCACCGGGGAACCTTTAACGAGCGCACTGGTGATCTTCTTCGACCAAGAGTCCTCATCTTTCGGCACCGTCATAGCCCCACATTGGCCGAGCGTGGAAAGCAAAGCAACCTTCGCAAGCAAACTCTTACCCGTGCCTTGAGTTGGAGCTTCGATAAGGTGAAGCGGAGTAGGCCCATCAATCACCGGCCTCAGGATCGGTAGCATCATAATTGCCAGCGTGTTTGCCCTAGAAGCATCGGAATCAAACGGAAAATCACAGAGCAGCTCATCAAAGATAAACTTGACCGGATCACCGCCATCCCACACCGGAACATCGCTTGGCAGGTTCACATAAACCTTCTGATCCCAGTCATAGCCAGCCGAACGGCGCACCCCAGAACTTGTCACCACCGGACAGGAGGCAATAGATTTCAGCGGAGGCAAGCCAGGCCAGGGGAACAAAGACTCGAGATAATCCACGGCCTCTTTTGGCGGGAATACCTGCTTAATCTTTAGCCCTTCTTTGGTCGGAGTTGATTCGATAAAGTCCGATTTCCTCGAGAGTTCCGCACGGAGACGGTTCCCCATGACTGGCACAATCGAGATCATTCCGTTCTCATCAAAGCCAGGAGCAACGATCATCCCAGTTCTTGAGAAATAGGTTTCGGGATCGTTTTGCTCGAGCAAAAGCGCGAACAGGTCATCCCCCAAATCATCAAGCTGCCGATTCTTGCACTCAATAGAAGGCCGAGAAGTCCGCGTGAGCGTGACTCCGTGCCTGTCTCTATGCTCACCAGATCGAATTTTGGCGCGATCAATCTTGACTTGAATCCGCATAAGCTGAGGCTCAAGTCTTGCAATCGTTTGCCACAGGTACTTGCCATTGTTGCCATCATCCACCTTTAGAAGCGCGACAAAATCAGCGGAAAGCCCTTGCCATTCTCCAAAGTGCTTGGCAAAAAGTTTGATCCGGTTAAGCACCAAAGCGTCAGAATTTCGTGAGCCAGCGAGAGCCAGCGAGATTCCGGGGTTAAACTCCGATGCCTTAGGTTCAACACCATGGATATAAGCGATGTTATTTTGCAAAATTCTCGCTGGCTCACCTGCCCTCGCTAGGTTCGAATTCGCTGGCTCATTTTGCATTTTTCGCCGGCTCTCGCTGGCACCATTTCCAAAACCACGTTTCACCAGCGATTTAGCCGCCGAGGCATAATCTCCACCAAATTCCAGCACCGCATACGCGCCAAACTTGGTGTATGCCTTGTTTGCTTCAAGTGCCGTGGAACTGCTGAAGCAGATCAATCGGTCGCCAATATCACGCGGCCCAGTGGTGGCAGATATGCCTTCTTTCTTGCCTGGCCGTCTCCAGTAGTCAAGCGACCCACTACGCCGAACGTGTGTCCACCCCGGCAGTGCTTCGCTCCAATCAGCGCGCCCTTCAAAGTCCTCACCAGGCATAAGCCCACCATCGCCAGGAGCGACGGAGCGCGGATCTGGTCGTTCGGGTTTAGCTTCGGGCATAAAGAACGGCCTAGCGTCTAGGAATTCACCTGAGCCAACATAGGTAAACGGCACAGTGCCGACCGGGTGAGCTGGTAGGTAGTACATACGGCTTGCATCCTTACAGGCCGCATCGGACACCCCGCCACCAAAACGCTCATCTAACCCCTTCCAATATCCCGGCCAGTCGCATCCAGGCACAGGTTCAGCCAGCGGAAAGACCGCCCGCCACTTCGGATGCTCAGGCGTGGAAGAAAAGCTGGAGTGAATAACGTACTGGTATCCGCTAAATAGCTCGAGGAAATCAGCGGGATCATGCCCACCGTCGAAATCGAGTACCAGCGCATAGACCCAGTCAACGTTCTCCTTCTTCCTGGCACCACCACCAAAGGTAACTGGCGACCAAAGCGGCCCTTCCTTTGTGCCGCGCTCAGCAAACTCGGTGAGGATTCCGGATAACTCAGCCCACGGCAAAACCGTTTCGTCCGGTGTCTTTGATCGGATTGATCCAAACAGGGAGAACTTAATCATTCAGCAACCCCTTTTCGATCTTGTCGAGAATCTTCAGGTGCCGCATCGCCGTGTCCCGCATCATGGCGACCGGGTTATTGGCGCGACCTTCTAGCAGTTCGCGCAGTTCTTCCCGGCTAAAGCACATCAGTGCTTGACTGACCGCAGTCACGTCGTTGTCTTGTTGAGTTGGTTTTTTGTGCAATCTACGATAAACCATCACGGAGCCTCCTTTGTTTGGCGTAGGCAAGGCACCATTCCACTTTCCGGGACTTAGGTGCGTAGCCGAAGTACTCGCCAATCTGCCTGTTTGTCATGCCGCTTTCTCGCATCGCAAGCATCTGCTCGCAGAGTCCGAGCGGCTTTGCCTTTTCCTCTGGAATCACGTCAGCAATGCGCCGCGATCCACCAATACGACCAGTAGGGTGATAAGCAAGCTCATCGGTATAAATCCAGCGTTCAACCATCGGGGTTTCCATCACTGAGGCACCTCCGGCTTCTTATGCCCAAGCCAATCGCGGAAACTAAGTGCAAGCCGCAGCGAGTCAAACGGGCCAGTATAAGAGATGCCCTCACAGCCCTTGCCATGCAAGCCGACCTTTATCGGTTCGCTTTTGCCAAATCGCACTTCCACCAAAGTTGGCGCAACTTCTTTCGTTCGGCATGGCGTCAGGGTCTTTTTGTTCTCGTTGTAGCAAAGGTACCAGTGCGATCCACCGGGGAAGAAAAGCCCTTGCCGAACCTTTCCTTCTTCCATAAGCCCCTGCCCGAACTTAGAATCCCAGAACTTAGGATTCAGCGGTTTTGGTTTATGCTTCGCCACAGATTCGCTCCTTCACTTTTCGTGCGTTGTATGCTTCGAGCGATTCAATGACTTCCGGACTAAGAAGCGAACGGTAAACCTCATCGTCTAGGATCGAAGTCCCGCACACTCTATGCTGGAAGATGTTTCGCCGCTGCTTGTACCGCTTAGGAGTAGCACCAAGAGCAAGCTGAGGGATGCCTTCTTTGCCTTCCACGTCAATGGAACTCATAGCCATAACCCCGTCATGTCTTCAGCCGTAGGAGTGTAAGAAATGGCGCCACCAGCGGAAACGCTCTTCTTATAAGTGAGCAGGCAGACACAGCCCCCAGCCCTCACCCAGTGACCAAGCCCCACGTTTGCCAGCATCTTCTTCCTGCGAGCAGACTTGTTCGAGTCCGTGGTGAGCTGGACTAGGCACAGGTGGTCGGCGTAGATCGCCATGAAGTCACAGGCCAGAAAGTCCTTCTTCCTCACCGAGAATGCTTGCTCGTGTTCTAGGGTTTCCACCCACAGTGCGCCGTCCTCCAGGAGCCATCTTTTCGCCCGCTGGTTGTGGTTGACCGGCTTAGCGCGGACACGCTCCACTTTCTTCTTCTCACCACCAGCGACGTAGGCGAGTTTCTTAATGGTCACCATCCCACCGCCTTAGAGTCTGGTAAACTCCCACATGAACAGTGGTGCGCGACATCCTTGCTGCTACTTTCAAAATACTGGGTGGATGGTGTTGTCGCATCATCGCCCTCTTTTTTTGCTAGTTCGGCTCGAGCTTTTGCGAGCAGGTAGTAAAAGTTTCGAGTCTTGCACCCGAACGCCTCTGCAATCTCCTGCATAGTGTGTCTTTGGGATCGAAGAAGGTCAAACGCCTGGAGACTTTCGACCCCCTTCCACCCCCCGTCGATTTGCTGGATTTTACGGATAACAGTAGTATTTTCGTCCATCAAGAAATACTATACCAACAGTTTGCACAATTTTGTGCAAACTGTGGAAGCATTGTTGAGGAAAATTATATGTATGGATCAACTGGAGTACGCGGCAGCCTTCAAGCTTCTGAGGAAATATCGCGGCATGACGCAAGAAGAATTTGCGGACTTACTCGGCATGAAACGTTCAACGGTCGCTAACATTGAAACTGGAAGGGCAGAGGTTCCCGTCTTTACCTATGCCAAACTAAACGAACTCGGCATTCAGAAATTTATTGGCAACCCGGACGCCGAAGAGCCGATTAGACCGAGAGCGACCAGGAGGCAGATCCGTCTGCTTATAGATATGCTCGCAGAACATGGAGTATCCGAATCGCTCAAATTAACCGCAAAAGCCGAACTGTACGCCGCCTTAGACCTATTAGGAAAGATATGAACGACCAGGATTTCACCCAAGACGACATGATGCAACCGATCTACTGTATTGGATGCCGGAAGCACATCTCCAGAGCTTATAGCGACCTCACAAAAGGTCGGTGCATGGCTTGTGCTACTGCCTCGCAAACCGTAGCCGCACCGCCGATCCAGCAGCCTCAAAAGCCGTTCTCGTTCAAGGCACTTTTCTTCGGCTCTTTGGTGGACACATCCAGGCTAGTCGGGTCTTGCCAAAGGTGCGGATGTTGCAACTGTTTATACAAGAACAAATACAAGCCCGGCCCCTACGAAGTCTTAGGCGCGATTGCCGCCGGATGCTTCATCGTTGGATTCTTCCTTTGCGGATCGACGTGGGTTATTACCGCCATTTGCCTCGTCGCCATGCTCTTCCTGCATAGGGAAGTCTTGTACACCGTCAAACGTTGCCCCGAGTGCGAAGCGGTTGAGAAGTTAGTCCCGATCTAAAGTCTTTTTCTTGGCTGAAAATGAATCCTCGCTGAACCCAGCGGGGACTTTTTTTTATTTTCTTTGCATTTTTTGCACAAAATTGTGCAAAGTGTGGTAAAGTCTTATTGTAGCCGCGACAACGGCTCAGCAAGGATCACACATGGACACACCGTTCAACGCACACACAGCCGCAGAGTTAATTCTCAGCACCACACTCACCGCGCTCTTAAAGGGTCGCAACGCTAACATCAAGGCAGGGAATATCCTGCTCGCCAAAGCTCACGCGGACGAGAACACAATCGTCATTACCGAGCTAGACGGCTTTACCGACGAACTCCGCGCAGAATTTCCCGCCCTTCTGCGACGCTACCCAGTCGACGGTTTCCGCACCGACGTGGGCGTCTGGGTCATCACCCCAGTTCCTCACCTCACCCCAAACGAGTCGGTAGCGTTTCACCTCGAACTATTCGAGGCATGGAGCTATGCCAACGGCTCTGAGATGCCAAGCAACTTCGCAATGGATCAGATGCGGCAGTTCGGAATGCTGGCTCACCACTGCCCAGAAGTTCTCCGCAAGTTTAACGCTCTCACCGAGGCCGATAAGTTTAACCAGCTAAACGGTCTAAAGCTCGCACTGCAAACACTATGCAACGGGAGTGCGGCCTAATGCCTGACACAGAATTCGTCACGCCAGACGCCACGGTTCCAGATTCCGCGCTTGGCTTCGTAGGTGTAGACATTGTTTTCCAGATCGGAGATTTTAAGGTTTTCGTCAACTGGGAATTGGTGACGGCCTACGATCCGTTCGATTGGCAGGAGGAACCGCAATGGAAGTTCTCCCTAACGCACGGCAATTTCCACACTGAGTCCGATTGGAGCGACCAGGAGCCAACCGCAAAGCAAGCGCAGGAATTCCTATACGAGTCACTCCTAAAGGGAATCTTTGAAGAGAAAACACTCCAGGTGATCTGTCCATGACCACCGGACAAATGTACTCCGTACTGGACGCGGCGCAAACCGAAGCCGCGTTCGGTAAGGCGATTGATGATCTGCTTAGTCAGCAACACGACCTTAAGACAATGCCGAAGGACTTGCTCCAGAAAATCCGATCGCAAGTAGCCGACGAGTACCGCCGGGCTTGCGACCAGGAGCGCAATAAGCAAATCTTCCGCTGGGTGAACAACCTCGCGAAAATCAGCGCACCTGAGTACCAGAAGTACAACCGCCTGCCGGACACGCCGCCCGAGAAGGACGACGAGCTTTATTCCAAGATGCTCGGCAACTGGGTGAGCGCACAGGTCTACCGTGCTTACCAGTACGAAGTCCGGAAGTACGACTGCCCAAAAGCGGCCGCCATCCTCGCCTTTATCGACACCAATTTCACCCGCAAAGTCTGCCCGGTAGACGGACCGTACTTCAAGCGCGTGAACCTCCTCCCTGTAGAGCCAACCCTAGAAGACTTCTTCGGTGAGCTTGACTCCAAAGGTCTACGGACTATCTAAAACATAAACACATGGCATCAGGCACAGAATCCCCAAAGGGACTAACATTCAACAACTACAGCATCAAGAACGGTGCATTCAACCAGTACGGAAAAGGAGTTCCAGACGGCACCAGTTTCACCTACATTAGCGGAGAACTTGACCGGATTCAACTCTTTGATGATCCAGGCAACCCGACCCACAATGTCAAGCCATACCTCGGAATCAGAGTTTCACTCCGTGATGGAGAGACCATTGAGACATTCAAGATCAAGATTGCATCTCCTATCGGGGTCAGCTTCGCAAAGCGGCTGCACCATGTCGAGAAAGGGGATTTGGTAAAGCTCTCACTGACTACCGGATCGAAGAACGCAAACGCGAGCTTTATCTCTCTTCGCGCCCTGGACGCGGACAGCGGAGAATGGGTATTGCCAGAACCTGCTGAATGGTCTAAGGGATCAACGGAAGGGATGAGCGAGGAAGACAAGATTGACTTCGATATCAAGAGGTTCAAGAACGCCAAGGAAGTCATTGTCAACCATTCCGCCTTTTATGTCCCCGAGGAAAAGACCGACGACGAACCGGAAGAACCAAAGGCAAAAGCCAAACCAGCGAAGAAGGCAGACCCAGACCACGATCCATTCGCCGACGAATAAGACTTACCCAACCGACGGGGTTCTTATCAACGAGTAAGTTCTCCCTCTTCTCCTCCCATAGCCCGGTGTTTTACGCATTGGCACCGGGCATTTTTTCCAAGAGAAACCAAAACAATGAAACTTTCAGAAGCACACAAGCCAAAGGACGCCATCATCGCCGCTAGGAAGTACAACGGCGCAAGATGCTCTGACCGCCCGGACATCTACGGCGGGAGTGCCTACGGACAGCTAAAGCGCACCCGCCGAACTAAGCTCGGCACTTACACCCTTTTCGCAGGCATCGTCTTCCTGGCACTCGCCACG